TCTTTGAGGGTTTGCGTCTTGGCGGGCACCGCTTGGGGTTCTGCCTGTCGGTTTATTGACCTGATTTTGGGAATGGGCTGGAACGGGCTATGCATGCTCAGGGCCTTTCGCTGGATTGGCGCGATCATAATCTCTAAGCATGGGCACGTCCATGTGTCAGCCAGCCCTTGAAGTCCCTGACGTGCTGCGGCATCTCCCGATACCCCCGGCAGTGCTCAAGGAAGTGGGCGACCCGGTCAGGGATCAGTTTGTCAACGTAAATGGCGTCTTTGCACCAGATGGTCAGCAGTTTCTGTTGACCACGGGTCAACCCTTGAAGATCACTTATTTGATCTAACCACTCTTTAGTTACTATCATTGCTGACCCTTGGTGATTGTTTGAGCAAAGCACAGCCTAACCGTGTCAAAACAGCGGTTCCGCTCTGTGCCAGACGCTTGACCCCCGGAGCCATGTCGTCGCGTCGCACTATCCCAGACTTGTTTCAACCGCCCGGCTCTAGGAATTCGCCCACCGCCCCTGCTGTGGCTTGCTCGTGTCACAGGGTTGTTTAAGACTCCACCACCGACGTGCCGCATGGTGTCCGAGTCGCCGTCGTGAACGCAAAAAGCCGTTACTACTGCACTGGGTCGTACCCCCCCGACGGAGGCCAATGCATGAGTAACGGCTTTCAACTGCTGCGTACGACGGCAACAAGCAGAATGTACCACAGCTTGATCAGGCCGCATAGGGATTAACCCTTCTGACTCTACCGGTATCGGCGTAGTCGTCCTCGTCCCATGCCTCGTTGGGCGGCGGGTCAATGTCCAGCCACCCGGCATCCCGCAGGTAGCGCAGGGCCTGCGTACAAGCGTCCACGAGGTCGTCATGGGTGGTCTCAGGGAACGAGCAGATCTGGCTGACGAAGCCCTCGGCCCAGTCCTTGACGTAACCCTTACGCCGGTCCGACTCGGGGATCCACACCCGGCCCCGGGCGATGATGTTGGACACAATGTTCAGCCGCTGCATCTTATCAGCCCGCCCCGGGTTGTAGGCCCGGACCGGCAGGTGGGCCCGCTGGAGGTCTTGTATAAGACTGATGCCGGCGCTCTTGTCCTCGATCAACAGCAAGTCCACCCGCTTGCGGTCCTTGCCCTCGCCGAAGATGGTCTCGTACTCTTCAAGCACCTTGGGGCGCAGGTCAGGGTACTGCATCCTCTCCTGCCAGCAGTCGATGATCATGGCCGCCATGGGGCCGTCAGTGGGCTTGAAGCAGCCAAAGGTGATGCAGGCGGTCGGGTCGTTCTGCGCCTTCTCCGAGGTGGCCACGTCGTAGGACTGGATGATGTACTCAAACGCGGGGAACGGCCGGCCGGCGGGCCAGAGCTTGAACATATCCCTTTTGACGATCCCACCTTCCTCGGGGTCGATGATCTCGGCGTAGATCTCCTGACGGCCAAGGGTCGTGCCCTCGTAGCTCAGGATCTGCTTGCGGAAGTTCTCGCTCAGGTTGGCCAAGTTGGTGTAGGTCGAGGCGGTGGTCATCACCACGTCGTCACCCTCCCGGCCCATCAGCTCGATGATCAGATCCTTTGGGCGCGGGGTGGTGGTGCAGATCATCCGGGTGCGCTTGCCGAGGCGCATCCCGAACTGGATCTGGTCCCAAGCCTCTTGCAGATAGTCCCATGCCGCCAGCTCGTCCGCCCATCCACCATGGAACTGCGGCCCCCGGAATCGCTCAGGCTCCGATGCGGGTATACCCTTAATCAGGCTGCCGTTGATCAGGCGCAGCTCGTGGGCGGTCTTGTTGTAGTCAGCCACCAGCGACTTGGGGATCACCGCCAGCAGGCCGCTGTCGCCCTCAAAGCAGGTTCCCCGGACGTCAGCCGAGGTGGGAGCGGCTACCAACCAGCGGGTGCCGGGGTTCTCATAGGCCCACCAGCCGATCTGTTCGGCAGCGGTTCGGGTTTTTCCCGCACCTCTTCCCGCTAAAAGCAACCATATTCCCCACCAGTCGCCGGGAGGGAGTACTTGATGGGAGTGCTGGATGTCGAACCATGACATGCGCCATGCCCACGCCAGCCGGTACTCAGGGCTCGCGGTCGCTAGATGACGCTGGACCTCTGGGTCTGCAACGATCGCCGCGATGTCACTCATTCGCCGCGACTTGCTTCTTGAGCTCCGCGTTCTTCATGATCGCCGCAAGATAGGTGTTGGACTCGATCTGCGCCTCAACCTGTATCGGGTTGCCGGGGTCACCGCCCAGCGCTACCTTCGTGCCGTACTTCTTGGGGTTCCAGCAGGCCAGCAATTTCAGGCGGTGCTCGGCGCGGTTCTTGTTCCAAGCAATCGAGCCGGGGTCGTAACGCTTGTTTCCCGCATCGTCAAACACCGCCAGCGGCTGGCTGTCCGTAATGTCCAGTGACTCCTCGGCTATGGCGTCGTAACCAATCTCTCGTGCGTGCGCGACCCGTACCGAAAGACCCTCATCGCGACTCAACCACTCGTACACATTGGTCCAATGCGGCATATGCTCGTCCCTGCATATCTGGCGCAGTGTCTCCCCCTTCCCGATCCGCTCACAAATTTCTGCCGCAAGCTCTGGGGTGTACTTGCTGGGTCTTCCTGTCCTCTTGGGTGCGCTTACAGGCTGTTGGGCTACCTTGCCCTTACCCACTGCCTTTGAGGCTGCTGTGGCTCGTTTTGATGGCTTTGCGGCGGTTTCTGGCATGACCTTATTCCTCGTCCGTTGATTTAACCGGATCATAACTAAACTATGGCAACCCGGCATTTGGCCATTGGTAGTCTGTCGGCCGGAAGTGACAGAACACGTTGGCGTAGGCGTTACCCTCCAGCGGGACCGGCCTGCCGTGCTTCAGTCGGGCGGATTCGTAGAAGACCATCTCGCCGGGGTGTAGCAGCATCTGATGCTGTTCGTAGGCATGGTCCTCGATCATCAGTGGCCAGTCCTCGCGCACGTCCTGCTCCACGTTGATGATGACGCCGAAGATATGGGTCTCTATCCTGTCTCGGTGGGGCTTCAGGATTGATTTGTCCTTGTAAATTCTGATGCCATATACGCAGGTTGGAGCCACGGCCTTGCCACTCCATGTGGCCACGAGAGGCTTCAGGGCGTCTTGGATCTCTGCACGCAGCGCGTCTGTCAGCTCAATGGTTGTGCTGGTGGATTCGTCTTTGGGAGTGAACGCCCCGTAAATAATTCCTGCGCAGTGCTCATCTTTTTCAATGAATTTGTTCTCGTTGTAAAAACCCAACACTTTGTCAAACAACGGTTTGGGCACCGGGAACTTCTCAAACCCTGAGCGGGTGTAATTTTTAAGAAACTCATGCGGCGCTCTATGGGGGTTTTGCAGCCTGTCCAACGGTAAGCTTGGCGTGTAATCAATCTCTTGCCTAATAGCCTCGTAAGCAGCGCCCTTTTCCAGCAATATCTTGAAGATGACGTCTTTTTCTACACCCGTGTCTGTACAGGTTTTAATCCACTCGACCCACTCTGGAGGGAAGTGTTGCGCCACATGGATCTCCAAACGGCGTCAGTTTCCCGGCGACTCGCTGTCCTCAACCAGATCAACGGCTTTGTACTGCTCTACGGGTGTCCCGGCGGTGATCTGCTCGACCAGATCGTCCTGCGACGCTACGCTCACGGTGTACTCGGTTGAGGCGACGTGACTCAAGGCCTGTTGACGCAGATTTGCCCTGACGAGTCGTGCCCCGTGGGTGTTGCGGACAATGTAGATTCGTTCTGCCATTTTCTCTCTCCGTATTGTTTGATGTTCTGACCTAAACCGATTTGCTTTTGCTTTGCTTAAATGATGTCTGGCACCAGTGCTGCTGCTACCAAAAACGCAATGAACATTGTACCAATAATCACCCTATCAAGCAATGTTTCTTCTACCATGGTGCGTCCTCAAAATTGTCTGGGTTGATGGGTATTGGCTTGGCCGGCATTGGCTTGGGCAACTCGGTGGGGAATGGCCAGTTATCCATTGCGTTCTTTCAGCATGGCTTCTGCCCATCTCGCCCCGGACAAAAAATTACTATCGCCAGCATATTCTTCAGGCATATCTTCCCAAGTCAGACCTACCCACTTGCGCTGTGCTGCAAAGTGGTCAGCAAGTTCCCTTGCCTTGTGCTTGTCGATGCCTTCACGAACTAGGCTAACCACTACCATGTCTCGCCACTGACTCGGCTCCTGCTCTGGCTGTGCCAGTGCTTCGCGCAGGGCGGTGATGGCCGACTCCACCTCGTCCTCAAAGTCTGCCAATATAAAGCCCCGCATATTGAGACGCTCAATGCATTCCAGCGCCTGCTGCGCGGTTTGTCTCAGTGTGGTCATGCTTGTTCCCTTGCTCTGATGGCATCTGCGTACTGCTGCCAGCCGTACTCACCTTGTGCCTCGCACAGTTTTGCACAAGCCTCTCGCTCATGTTTGGAGACAAGGGAGGCAAAGGCTTCAAGGTAATAGATAAATTTCTCCCTGTCGCGGCCCATGCCGTACCACGACAGACCAGAGGCGTCTGCCATAAGGATGATGTCATCGCGTATCACAGCATGGCCCAGACAAACCCGGCCAGCCCAGCGACAAAAACGATGGTCATTAGGATCAGGATGATGATGGTCAGCCAGTGCATCACTTCATCAATGCCCCCGTAATCACCGTCGTCAATTTCTTGCCTGTCCTGCGCTGCTTCGCGCTTACTGTCGAAGCCAGTCATGCCGTCACCTCATCATCATCATCTGGGTACTCGTCTTTGTTTGCCCTGTCTTGGTCAGTCTCAATGGCTGTATGCTGGGCCTCATACTTACGTTGGACTTGCCGTTGTCTTTCCTCCTTCGCCAACTGCTTTGGTGTGATGGATTTGAACTGCTTGAGCAATTCGGCCTCCACTTCGTTAAACAGGTCGTTCATGTTGTTCATGCCGCCACCTTCAGGATGGACTGCAAGCCCTCTAGGAGCCTCTGGGCTTCGTCTTTAGTCAGGGCGACATAGGCAGTGCTGCCCTTCAAAGCCAAATGCAGCCAAGCCCCACCGTCGTCCCAACTGGACAGGGAGACTTTTACGCCGTCTTCGGTCTTTATGCTGGTTTCAATTTCGTTTTCCATGGGGATCTCCTGTGGGGGCCGAAGCCCCGTTTGGTTTACTTGATGAGATGGTTGGTGTACTTGCTCCACTGGCCTTCAGCGGTTTTGTACCGCTTGATAAAGGCCTTGAGCATTCTGATGTCCTTCAGGGCGACCTTTTGGCCTACGCCTTCATCGTCCGTCCGCATGTCGTCGTTGATGTGGCCCGACTCAAAGTAAGTCATCAGGCGGTACTCTGCCTCGCTCACGATTTCCTCGTCGGTGTAATCCGACGGCTCTTTTTTGTCGTCTTCGCAGATTGTCTCGAACGCAAAAATCATCTCAGGGATGTCCAGTGCCGCTTTAACTATTGCTCTCATTTCGCTTTCCTTG